GCGTGTACGTCGTGCCACCAACGGAGTATGTGAGTGAGTACGCCACTTAGACACCCCCTGCGAGTAGTTGCATCGTGCGCACATCGGTCATGATGTCAGACTGGCTTTGTGCGGTTGCGTAGTTGGCGGTCAAGTAGAAATTCTGCACCGTCTGCTGGGTTGCCGCCGTCGCCGCTCCGATGGTGCCACCCAGTGCGCCAGCGATGGACGGCGACGATGCGACGATGCCCGCAGCGATGCCTTGGCCGATGGGTCGCCCGATGACATCAGCGAAGAGCTTCGACGGTGACGCAATGCCCAGGATGCGCTTCGCAAATGAAATTGCATCGCCGATGGTCAGCGCAAACGCATCGCGGAGTGCGTTACCCGCTCCACGGATGCCGTTGGCAATGCCGTTGACGATGTCGGTGCCAATCTGGCGCGCCTTGCCGATAAGCTCATTGATGACCGATGTGATGCTCGCAACCGTCGATGTCCACCATGCCACAATGTCGTTTTGCAGTTTCCCAGAGAACACGTAGTTGATCGCATTGTACAGATTCATGTACATGGTGATAACGTTTTGAATATATTCCACCATAAGCGGGAACACGAATTTGATGATGGGCACCAAGACCTGCACTAGGACCCCGACCACGTTGAGAATGGCTTTGGCCACGTTACCCAAAATTTCGCCGATGGGTGCCATGCCTTGCCCCTGCGTGGCGATGTCACCAAAGGCTTGCGTGAAAACTGCGCCAAGCGGCGCAAGCTGGGTATAGGCTTGTTGCAGGACACCGACGAACTGTGTCCATACTGGCCCAACGATTCCCCAGAAGACGTCAATCTGCGTGGTAATGGCGCCGAGTACTTCGTAGAAGACGGCACGCAGTGTCTGGAGGGTGGTCATCACCGTTTCGATGGCAGTACTAATCGATGCAAAGATTCCGTCCCAGTCTACGCTGGTGATGGCGTTGGAGATGGTCTCGAAGATGGTCTCGAAGAGGCTCATCAGTCCAACCCAGTCCACCGAATTGAGCCACGTGGTGAACGCCGTCGCCATCTGTTCGACCGCTGGCACGACGTAGGCTATAGCGAAGCGCCCAAGCTCGGAGAGGATGGGCAACAGCGCTTCGCCGACGCCTTGCTTGACATCGTTGAACTGCTCCTCTAAGACCTTCATGCGCCCTGCATACGTATTGACCGCCGCCGCCGCACTGCCACCGAATTGGCTATTGAGTTCGCCGAGGATGAGTTCCTGTGCCCCTGCGACGTCGCCCAATGCGACCATCTCCTCGATCATGGCTTTTTGGTCTTCGGTGAACTGCACGCCGACACGGGACAATGCACCGATGCCGCCGATGGGGTCATTGAGTGCTTTGCCGACCTGCACCGTCGCCGACTGCAAGTCCATGCCCATCGCTTGGGACATATCCAAAATCGCCGACGTAGCGTTCTCGAACTGCACACCTTGGATTTCTTTGAATGTGGCCAATACATTGGTGGCGCCGAGGATGGCGTCGTCGCTGAACAGCGACATGCCACTGGCAGCGCTCAGGTCGCTGGCTAAGCCCGCCATTTCTTCGGCGGTGAAGCCCGCAGCCATGCCCGTGGATTCGATGACGGCTTGGGTCTGGGCAAACACATTTTGAAACTCGGTCGCCTCTTTGATGCTGTCGCCGATGACGTTGCCAATCATCGACAACCCTGTGCCGACCGCATTGATGGCAGCTTCGCCGATGCGTCGCATCGCACCGGTGGCGATTTCGCCGAGGACGTCGAAGCCTTTGCCGGCGGTCTTGGCCGTAGACTCCAGACCGCCGACGGCTTTCGATGCTTGGTCGGCGGCGGACTCGACGCTCGACGCATCGCCAGTAAATCGAATGATTACGGTCTCTTCAGCCACGATTCCTTCGCTTTCTCACATCCGCCTCGACCTGCATCATCGTGAGTGCCTGCTGGCAGATGTGCCACGGCGGCAGCTGTGACGGCGGACAGTGATACACATCACGACACAAAATGAGTTCGATATACTCCAATGGTGCAGGCGATGACGTCCAGAGATGCGCCATCGTCTGCGCCTTTAGTTTCCCAGTGAGGCGTCAGCGCCGAGGCGCTTCGACAGTTCCTGCATGATGATACGCAGGTGCCGTGCAGGCAAATCTTCGAGGTCTCGGCCATCGTCAACGATGACGCACTTGCGCAGGATGGGCATGGCCAATTCAATGTCGCCCCCGATTTTTTGCAGTGCAATCATATCGCGGATGGTCACTTTGTCGGCATCAATGGTGTACATATCGATCCTTCAGGCATCTTCGGCATCATGGCGAGGCGGAGGCGATGCCGTGACCTCCGCCCTGCCCTCTGAACTACGTGACGCTGGTGTAGGTAATGCCAGGTGCACGCACGGTGAAGCTGACCATGATTGGGCCAGCCGATGAGGCGTCGATGGGTGGGTAGTCGATGGATGTGATGTAGCCCACCGTCTTTGTCTCGTAGGTGTCAGCACCGCTCGCAGCGCCAAGGGGTACCCACTTGACCTGTGTGGCCGTGCGTCCCTCGAAGAGCGCGCGCACCAGTTGCCACGCCTCCGATGCGGTCTCGGTATAGACGATGTTCACCGTCACTTCGACTGGCTCGTACTTGCCGATGGTGGTGATGGCGTAGTTGCCGTCGAAGGTATAGGCCTCGCCAGTCGTCACGGTCGCAGTGACCGCATCGACGCTTTGCGATGACCCGCTGATGTCTACATATGCGGCACCGCTGTAAATTGATACCGTAGCGGCGGCGCCATTGACGGCGCCAGTTGTCTGTGCCATGGTCTAGTCTCCTATTCGATGATTTCCGATATGGTCAAAGTCGCCGTCACTGCGTCATGCCACGAGCCCGACGCTTGTGGCCATTCCAGCACCGATGACCGCAGCTGGCACCGTGTCAACGTCCACCGATTCGCCACCAAGGTGCGCACCGCATCGTGGTACGCTGCGAGGTAGCCTTGGAGGTTAGGCTGAATATCCTTCAATCCAAGTCCCATGCCCGCTTTGCGAATCAGCGCGATGTCGGTGATGGTCCACTCCGTCGTCATGACGTGGCCAGAACCGAAGGTCTGCACTTTGGTCATTGACGAAGCGAAGCCCACGGCATTGATAACTCTGCACGGCACATTGGCGATGTCGAAGTGGTTGCGCATCTCATCGCCGACGTGGACATCATAGGCGTACCCCGTGATGGTCATGCCAGCGATGGCGGTGACGATGGTGGAGAGTTGACTACCCACTATGACCTCCGCCGATACGGTCGCAGTAACTCTAGGACGTCCGAGGGAATCCGCGGCGCCGACAACACAACACCGTCGGCGGACACGATGGGACGGTCGCTGTCTGGCGTGCCGTCACGCTGGCGATACAGATATGCCCCGATGCGCAACGCCGCTTGTACGATGTCCGCCGGTGCGCTCGCACTGTATGACCACTTCGCCGTAATGCTGACCGACTCCTCGATGGTCGTCGTGTACGTCCATGTGGTGTTCGCACTGCTCTTGATGCGGATGGCGTACTTCGGCGTGATGTTCTGTGGCAACAGCACGACGTCGCTGGTCGATATGGCCACACCGTTGCCATTGGTGATACTGGTGAGTTCATAGAATTCATTCAGCCCAAGGGACAGCGTGTACATGTCGTAGAGGTCGCCGCCGTCCAGATACGATGTCGGCGTGAACTTCTTCACCGTCCCTGCACCTGCCCACTCGAAGACGCGGTGTGTGTAGCTGTCCACGACATGCTGGGCACGGTCTGCAAAGAGTGCCAGCTGAGTGTCATCGGAGTTTCCGCTGATCTTCATGTAGTTTTTGAGGTCGGTTGCGGTGATGTACGCCACTATGACACCTTCTTCGGCTTCGGCTTTTCGGTCTTGACCTCTTCGAGGGCGACGGCGCTCCCTTGCTCGATGAGAATCTTTGCATCGGCGGCGCTGCACTCGTAGATATCGCCAGGCTCGTACACGGTGTGGACATTGCCGTCACTGTGGACAAGACGGTGGATGAGTTGGATTTCCATGTGGCATCTCCTTGTTAGGGGCGGCGATTCACACCGCCGCCCCCATGGTCATTCCTTAGGCGTGTGTACCGACAGCGAAGGCTTCGGGCTGGGTCACGTCGCCACCGTAGCGCCATGACGCCACGATGTACGTGATGCCTGTGCGTACGTCACGCCAGCGGTCAATCTGCACGCCGCTGGTGCGCTCACAGAAGGCGTAGTAGGCGAAGTTCCCGAAGTAGCTCGACTTGTTGGTCGTACCGATGGCCGCAACGCTCTCGCTGAGGGCGACGTTCCATCCTTCGATTTTGCGGACGCCGTTTTCAATCATGGTCAACGGGTGGTAGTTGGTCAGGTCCAACGTGCGGATGGCGCCCCAGGTGGCGTTGCGCATGATCCAGCCCGTCTCACCGTTCTGCAAGTAGTTGCCGTTGACGGCGGTGCTGAGTGCGACAACCTGTGCGTTGGTGTATGCGGTGGCGCTAAGGGCAACCGAGTTGGTCACACGAGTCACCAAGCCGAATGGCTGGCTTGATCCTGTGCCAAGGATGATGTAGCTGTTCGCTGACACGGCCATCGCGCGCGCGATTTCCACTTGGAGGAACTGCTCGAGATTGCTCGATGTGTCGCTGAGCAACTCATCGGACAATGCGAACTCGAGGGTGTCCTTGTACAGCTGGATGGTCTTCGAGTTGGCGAAGTTGGGCTCGCTGGCAGTGGCGGTCACACCTTCGCCGACAATCCCTGGGGTCGCCTTCGTTGACTGTGCGGGCATGATGTGCTTCCATGACTCAGTCGTCACCCGTGTGAAGGCGAACTGGCCAAGGAGTGACATGTCGTCACGGCGTGCCACGATGTCACGGTTGACCGTGGTCGGCACCGTGAAACCACCGTTGTTGTTGGTGCCTTCGGTCATGGTCTTGAATGCCACGGCTGAGGCGTTGCGAAGGATGCGCATGGAGTCGTCGGTGGCGGTGCCACGGATCAGGCTCTTGTAGGCACGCTCGTAGTCACGGCTGGCGAAGGGGTCTTCGTCGTTATCGACGGCGATGGACTTCACGGTGGGCTGTGGGGCTGGCACAAAAGTACCGCCGTTGACGGGTTCGCCGGCCAGCTCATTGATGGCGGCTTTGACTGCGTCTTTGATGTCTGACATGGTAGGTTCTGTTCCTTGCTGTGATGCTGATGTATGGTCATCGCCTGACGTGGTGCCAGCATCGCTCGACACCGTGTCCTGATGGCGCTTGACTGCGGATAGAGTTCGGGGCTCTGCGGGCGTTGGCGTCAGTGAGATTTCACCGACGACCCAGCGCTTCACTTCGCCACCGTCACGGACAACGAGATGACTGAGTGCACCCGTCGAAAGCCCGAGAGCTCCCGACTTGACCAGCTTCATCACGTCGCCGACGTACTTGTTGCGACGGTCGAGTTCGATTTCGACATCGATGCCGTCATCGGTTGGCATCCACGCCTTGACCGTGCCAATCTGGCCACGCATGGAGCCGAGGCTGTGATCGTAGTAGACGGGCATCCCGATGAACGGTCGTGTGTCGCCGAAGTCCGTGTTCTTAGTAAACGTGTCGCCGGTGAGGTCTTCACCGCCGTACACGACGCCACGACCACGAATCGTATAGTCTGCAACGGCTTTGACACCGCCGCCGAAGGATTTGACAAAGTCCATCAGTTTCTCCCCAGCAATCGACGTGCCAGCATCTTAGCCGCATCGCTTACTTCCATTGTTGCGCTGTTGTCAAGGGCTTTTTGTACACCCCCCTCGGATGCCATGCCCTCTTCGATCATGTCGTCATCTTCGGCGTCGTTGGCCATCTCGGCGGCGGCTTCGGCGGTCTCCTCGGTGATGGTGTCTTCGGGGATTATCCACAGTTTACACACACCGTATTCTTCGACCATGCCTTCGACGATGGCGCACTGTCCCATGCCCTCAAGTATCGTGGGTTGGTAGAAAAAACAATGCTCACAGGCGATGCCCTGTGCGGCGAAGGGGTTCTGTGCTGCGGGCATGTAGTGCGCACCGTTGGCGCCGACGCCCCAGTCGAATTTGCCCGCTTCGTGCGTCACTTCGACAAGCGACGACACCATCATGCGCTGGCGTGTGTTGAACTCGGCGCCCATCTCGACCGCCTTGACCGCCTTGGGTTCCATGTCCATCTCCATCGCCTCGTCGCCGTCGTCGCCGAGGTCGAACATCGATTTCGCGATGTCGATAGCCATGCGTCGAGCGCTGCGAATGAGTTTCATGTCCGCCTCGCTGTGACGGCGGCTTGCTTTGTACGCTTCTTTGGTCTCACTCATTTCATACTCCTTCATAATCTGATTCGCCCATGCCCTGCCTTCGTCACCGCCCCAGCCCATCCACGCTTGCCACCCCTTGCCCTGCTCACTCCACGTCGCACCGTCTTTGTCCACCTCGTGGCGGTCGAAGTACGCCACCATGCGCTCGATGGTGTCGATGCTGACAGGGCGACGATTGGCCAACTGCGATGCGCGGGCAATGCCGATGCTTGTCATGCCACGCTGTGACGGTGGCTTCGATGCCCTGACTTCGAGTGCCATGCGGGCATTGTCGGCCACGGTGGCTGGCGGAGTGTAGGACTCTGCCTTGACCTCGTCTGCGGTGGCGATGGTGAGCGCCGTGAGGTAGGCATCGGCGTCGGCTTCGCTGTCGTAGCACTCCATCGGCTCGACCTCGCCGTCTTTGTACACGCAGTATTGGCCAGCGTTTTCTTCGATGTGATAGGGCATTACTGCACCTCCGCAAAAACTTTGTCCACGATGTATTGCAGGTCTCCGCTTTGCTTCATCTGTTCGGCGGCTTGGCGTGCCGTCGTCCAGCGCCCTTGGTGTATCGGTGCTTGCTGGTCGCCGACCACGTAATTGGCGTAGGATGCCGACGAGGTCAACACAGCTTCGTCTCCATCGAGGTTGGTGCGGTACGACTGTGAGAGGCTTTGACTGCCACGCAGTTTGTTACCACGACCACGCACGTAGGGCACCGTGATCGATCCTTTGCGAATGTTGGCCATAACGAATTTGCGCTGTCGCTCGCTGACAAATTGCATTGACCCAGGTGCTGGGGGTGGTGGCTTGTCTGTGAGCAAAATGCCTTGCACACTTTGCGCATATGCCAGCGTGACGGTGCGACACGCTTCGAGGATGGCACCGGTGGTCACTCGGCCAAGTACTTCGATTTCGGTTGCCATCGTTACTCCTTGACCAATCGCATAGCGATGGCACAACGACAATTCGGATGTGCTGGCGGTTCAATGCCTGCCCATTCTGACTCGGGTTTGCCGTCGAGTGGTCCACAGATTGGACATGCAAGGTCATCACGTTCCGTCACCCAGATGCGCACGTAGTTGAGCCCGCGCTCTTTGAGGTAGCTTTGGTAGATGTTCGTTGCCTGTGTCTGTGCCCTGACGATTTCGGTGCGTGCGATCATCAGCGCACGCGCGGGGTCTACCGAAGGATTCAACATTGCTGCAACGTCTTCGGCGGTCATGCCTGGGGTCTGACGATAGGCATCGATGACTTTCTTGATGCGCTCTGCGGTCGTGGCGTCGATGAGCCGTGTTTCCTGTGGCACGTAGTCCACGAGCCAATCAACGATGCGGTCGTTGGTGGCATCGGTGGCGACCACGCCAATATCGTTGCCCAGTTCATCGATGCGCTGTCCTGCCACACGAGTCAACTCTCGGTTCAGCGTTGGCGCAACGACGTCCGCCAAGGTTGGGTCAACGTCTTCGCCACGCATAATCTTGCGTGTCCACGACTGACCACGTTTGCGGAATTCTCCGATGAGGTCGTTGTAGATACGGCGTTCATCGTCGGTCATATCATCGACGGCTTTGACCTCGGCGACGACGTGCTGGACATCGTGCACCGTCATGCCGTCCTCGATTCTGGCCATAACGGCATGGACTTCATCAGCGGTCAAGACGTCGCTCTCGAAAGTGCACTTCAGTGACTTCCCCGCTTTGATGCGACGCTCAAGTTTTTTTGTCAGCAGTCCCCAGTGTTCTTGGCGCATCGCCTTGGTATCTGGCAACAGCGCTGGCTCGGCGATGATGTCGGCGGCGGGTTGCGTCGCTTCCTGTGGTAACTCGGCCAATGGCGATTCGGTGGTCGGTGTCAAGAACATCTCGTCCACGTTGTCGTAGCCGAGGATGCGCATGGCGTCTGGCAGTGCGACACCGGCTTGCGTCAGTTTCAGGAGTGAGTCGGCACGGTCGGCTTCGTCGGCTTGCATGACGTCCAACTTCTCAGGGTCGAAGCGGATTTCGTAGCCAATCGGTCCGAGGAGCTGATTGTTCAGCACCTGCTCATAGAGTCCGAGGCGAGGCACGACGGTTTCACGCCAGAAACTTTGGCGGTCAGAGTCCGCCGTGGCGTAGTTGGCGGCGCTGGCTTCGAGCATGGTGCGAGGTACGCCCATGGTCATTGCGATGCTGGTGATGACCCGCTCTTGCAACTCTGGCAACATCATCGTGTTGATGTCGGGTGTGATTTTTTGGACTTTGATTTCTTGGGTACGCACAAACAAACTGCGAAAGGCGTTGGCCACTCCGTTGACTCGTTGTGAGAAATCGCCACGGAATCGCGCGAACTCGGCGTCGTCCATCGCTTCGGGTAAGTTCATCACCATCACGGGCTGTGCACCGCCCTCGAAGAACGCCGAGGTGAATCGTTCGAGGTAGTGACCCAGCTGTGCACTTTGTAGTGCGACGGCAGCAGGGGCGAGACCTGGGCGAATGTCGTCACGGTACGACGGCTCTCTGAAGTAGACAATCTCGTTGATAGTCCACGGTCCATACACTTTGCCCATCTGCGACTGGGTGAAGAGCGCACCGCTGTAGGGGTCTTCGAGCGTGGCCGCAGTTGGCTCGAAGCCGACGACCATGGTGGTCGGGTTCAGCACGACGAAGCCGGTCATCGTGCGACCTCGGGTCACCTTGTACCAGTATGCGCCACCTGTGAGCAGCATTGACCGCTCCGTGGCACGGATAAGCTCACTCACCGATTGACGCCATGGCCAATCCACGGTTTCACCTCGGCGCTTCAGTGTGTACGGCACCGTGCTGATCGCATCGCATCGAAGAGTGACCGCACGGTACAGCATCGGCACCACTTCGTAGGCATCGCTGGCAGTGGCGATGCGCCCACTGCGATTCAGACTTTGCAGCCATCCAGGGATATTGAGGCTCACTGTGTCCACCCCCAGTCAAACTTCGGTTTACTCATCATCATCATTGCTCCTGACACGGCATCGACGTAGTCGTCATGGCCACCACTCGGGAACGCCACGACCTCAT